GGAAGGATTTCTTTTTTCCAAACAACACATCAAATGTGTCCGTACTCAGTTGTTTATGGGTATCAATATCGAAATGTGTGGCGGCTTTTGCTAGGCTATGAACTATACTAAGACCCACTATGTCATCATAAAACGTGCTTGTAGCCAACTTTTCTACACGGGCTCTTATGATGGGTATAACTTTAGCAGCTTCCGTCGACCCCTCAAACTCCGACATAAGATCCTTATACGCAGAGTTTGGCATAGTTCTAAAATTATACAGCACCTCTCTGATGCCATTTACATACGCCTGTGGATCAGAAGTATACGCGGGACTAAAATACTGTTTTGCACTACTCTTTGGATTGCTCATAAAATCTTTAAAATCCTGCTGTACTGTTCCTGCCTCATAATCTTTTGGCCCCCCCTGTGCCCTATATCTTAAAGAGCCCCCAAGATCTATAGGTGAAACTACTGATGATGAACCTCTAAAGGATATGTTCTGAACATTAGTGCCATCAATGCCCACGACATCAAAATCTTTTAGTATGGCAGCTAGTACATGTATTCTTCCTGCCTGTTTAGCTTCTGAAGAGCCAACTGCAGCATTCATCGGAGTAGCATTAAAATCTATAGGTGACATATTTACCATCTGAGATCTGATGGCAATTTTACCTGGGGTACCTTCTGCATTAACTATCTCAAATTGAGGGGTTGTGTTGCCCCCTAGCTGATGTATTCTAGAAGCTAGTACCTCCGTTACGGCCTGTTCAGGATCGTCATAGAATTTTATTAGATAATCTATATTGTCTTCTGTATTTCTGTAGATTGCCCCAGCAGCAGATCCCCCTGGTTTTTTGCCTACTTCTTTGTATAAAGCATTGAAGGAGCCTTTGGGAGGAGCATTCAAAGCGTCCGCAATATCGGCAGCCTTCATCGCAGCGGCGTCCTCTGGAGTCGGAGAACCGATTGGCAGCGGCGGATTGGCTGATTTAAACATCTCATCGGTCTGGGCATCTACTTTATTAAATTTAATCGCCTCGGACCATGTAGTGACATCTTGTAGTATGAGTAAGTCTCTAGCTTTACCTGCCTGTGTCTCAGTCCTATTTATTGAAGACACTGCCTCGAAGGGGCTTTTCCATATGAGCTTCTCCGTTTCGGGCAAATCGGGGTTCAGATCCAACTCGCCCTCATTCTTAAGGCGTCCCACGAAGAATGAAGACTTAGATCCGGCAGTTCCTGGATAGGCGGTGGACAGGCCCCCTATTATTTCGATATTCTCTGCCTTCGCCCCCGTCTCTTCCAGCACCTCCCTTAGTGCCGTCTGTAAAGGAGTTTCCCCCGGCTCTGGGGCCCCCTTCGCGTAAGTGTAAGCGTAGCCTCCGTAGTTGTTCTTTGGCTTCCTTAAAAGAACTCTACCTTTACTATCTAGAAGAACTATACCGTAGCTATCTGCTTCAGGTACGGAGAACTGCAACGCTGACGTGGGGCTGTACGTTTGTGCCTCACCGGGTAGTGCTTCCACTTTTTTAGCAACGGCGGATATTGCCAAGTTGTCTCCCGCTGGCGTCGGAGGAAGCCCTAATCCGAGATCTCCCATCTGGGCACTGATGGATGGGGGAGGAGGAGGAGGAGGAGGAGGAGCCAGGATAGCCTTACTAAACCACTTCTCCGCTTCAACGATATCCTTAGTGACGCCGTAGCCGTAGTCGTACATCACACCAAGATTGTACTGCGCAGACGCAAGCCCCTGCTCAGCAGCCTTGCGATACCACTTCGCCGCTTCAGCATAATCCTGAGTGACGCCGATACCGTTGTCGTACATCGCACCAAGAGTGTCCTGCGCCTTCGCATTTCCCTGCTCAGCCGCCTTGCGATACCACTTCGCCGCTTCAGCATAATCCTGAGTGACGCCTTCGCCGATGTCGTACATCACACCAAGATTGTGCTGCGCCTTCGCATCTCCGTCCTGAGCCTTTTGCAGGAGCGCCGCATCAGCATCTCCAGGCAGAGGTTTTACGGAGGCTTCTGCGGAATCAATGTCCACACCTACTGCATCAGGGTCACCTTTAGTAGGCTCCAATCGTGCGGCGAGTTTCTTCTGTGTCTCAGGCCGCGCACCGCTGATAAACTGACGAACCTTCTGCTCCGTCTCTCTGCCTTTTGCAAAAGAGGCGCGAACTTTGTTTAGGAATCTGAGCGACTCCTGAGCCGGAAGATAAAATACCAGGGCTTCCGCCACGTTACGTGCCCGGTTGGTGTATTCGTTATCTTCTCTATCCGTAGCAAGTAGGTCAGCAATATCGTTTAATAAATTGGTACTTTTAGGATCGTCACTCTCAGATATATCTTTGATAAGATTAAACATGTTCTGATCGTCAGGGGATAGGCCCCCAAAAGAAAGAAAGGCGTCCGCACTGGCAGTGGCGAGAAGAGGACTGGCCCCCGTAACCACACTCAATATACGGGCAAATCCTAGAGCGGGCACTACGAAAGCCCCAATCTCCCCAGCGCCCTGGGCAATCTCAAATGATTTACGACCACGTTCGTCGTCGCCCATCGCCCAAACTTTAAAATCACCGAATTGCTTGTCGGCTTCTGCAAAGAATTTGTCTACTTCTTTTTGTGGTACGGCACCGAAGAGAGCAGCAAAATTTCCCCCCATCTTACCTATGCCTTTAATAAGCCCGAAGGCTACGGAAGTGGGTAGCATGTAAGGGGACGATTGCAGTACCTTCCACCCGTACTTATTATCGGCTTCCGTCCACGTACCTAGCGCACTATCCGCAAACCTAGTCAGGCCGCTACGTCTCTGGTCGTACATATCCAAGGCCGTCAAGGGGGGGCGACCTAGTCCTTCTGGGCGAGGGACCGGAAGAGGAGGTGACCTGCCCTCGAGGGGACGAGGAAGAGGAATGGGAGGAGTGGCCATTACAATTTGTCCTTACGCGAGTCAGCTTGTATTCGCGACTTCAAACTCAGTAGATGGATAAGGCAAGCAATGTGCCCCTGGTGCCGGTATATTTCTTGAAGATCATTTGCAGAAGATAGATTGAGCAGTGCCTTCTCCTTCAATTCTTTCAAATATGTTTCATACCTATCATACGGCTCCCCACTGGTAACCATAGGCTTCAGATCTACGTACTCCATTTATATCCTGCTCATTTCAATGTCTGCAATAACTGCATCTATGTTCTTCCTCCAGTAGTTCAGAAATCTGTTAACCCTAGGATAGAAAGGGTGAACATCAAGTGTCTGCCACTGAAACTCCTGAAGTATACTAGTGTAGTCCGGCATATAATAAAAAACACGCAATAGAACGATGTGCTTCTTGTCTATTATAAGTAGCATACACGCTACTGCAACATACCCGGGGGCAGACCCGCATTAGGTGCTTGCTGCTGCTGCTGCTGCTGGGTAGGCTGCGGGGGAGGCGCTGGTGGGGGTGCGCCTACGGGGGGTTGTCCCTCCCCTGTGAACTGCGCCTCTCCTGGCAGAGGGACGCCACCGACGCCTATGTTGCCACCTCCGGCACCTGTCAGGTCACCTGGGGAAGGAACGCCGCCAGCGGGGCTCTCAGGGGCCATCTGCTGCATCAGGTATGCTTGACGAATCATTTCCTCCGGGGTATTGGTTACTTTATTAGGATCTAGGGACATGCTCTTTGCGATCTCCCGTATAATGAAGGGGAATTTTGCATATGGAGCCAGGATAGGGTTGCTGGTAATCTGCAGGAACGACAGGAGCCTCTGAGAGCGCACTTCATTCTGCATAAGGCTGTCTAAGCCCCGTGCCCGGATCTCTAGATCCCCCTTAATGTTTTCGTTGAAATTGAATTGCATGTTAAAGGCGAACATCGCCTCACCCAACGGCTGTAGCAGATAGTCATCGAAGTTCTTTACGACCGTCTTAATAGAACCAGCGGCTGCGCCCATCAACATGGAGATGCCAGCGGCGGTTCTGCCCACTCCTGAGACGCCTGTCTGGCCGTGTGAGAAAGAGGGGATGCCAGTAGACTCGTCGGCAAGTACACGAGCCTTATCGAACAACTGCATGTTCTCAGCAGAGACGTTAGGGAACTTGGTCCCAAAGATTGCCTGACCCGGAGCGCCACCCTGACGCCGGAAGACCTTACCCGGATACACGGTGAGGTCCTGACCCGGTACTAGGTTGGTTTCGTCCACTTCAATCAGCAGATTACCTGACAGAACTGCATTATCTACAGCAAGACGCATGAAACCATTCATGAGGGTCTGCGTATCGTCCATATTCTCGCCAACCCCGATGCCCCAGAAGGAGTACGGGTTTACTTCGTAGGGAACAGCGGCGAAAGGTAGGCGGCGGGGCAGGAAGGGGTTGAGCACAAACCTTAGAACCTCACCATTACACACCCACACGTTTACATGCAGCTCGTCCTCGTCCTCATACTCACTGGGGATCTCGATGCCAGACTCTTCCGCAATCTCCCGATCCATGACCCCCCAGAATTCAAGGGCTTCAAACCGGTTTCCACCGTAGTCATTTGCATTCCCGCCATTGGCTGTTTCTAGGAGGTCGCTCTCCCACCATTTGACATCATAGTTCTCGCCCAGGTCCAGGGCTTCCTCAATAGCGGACTCACGGAAGAATGGACGGTTCTTCAGGGCCCTCAATTGGGAGCGAGTCAGCTTATGGCGCTCAATGACGTAATCACAATCATCAACTGTGGAAGCATTGGGGTCCGGGTACAAGTTCCACACCGACACATACGATATTTCTGGAACGGTCTTCTTTACTGGGGTGTAATTACCCTCTTCATCCCACTTCGCGTACTCTTTCGTAGTAGCAAACGGGCCCTTGACCACACCAGTACCAAATAGAGAGCATTCAAACGCCGAATGCCGCAGATGTGTGGCCCCTTTAGACTCCTCTAACTGGTCTTTGATCTGTTTCTCCATCATCTTGGCAGCAATCATGGCTGGATGGTACGTAATGGAGGTCTGCGTGATCCCCGGGCCCTCTGTAACGGGGATATCTTCTAACATTTCCCCTAGGGGGCCCAGTCTCTCAGCCAGGAGACTATCCATGGTGGAACCAGGGGGCAGAATTCTACCATCGCCCTCATATCCGACCAAATCCAGCGGAGCTTCTGGAATATCGGCGTCCTCGGACATGGCGGGGTCAAAATGTACGGATTCAGCGACGCCTTCGGGCAAAGCTGTGGGGTTGATGGTGAGAGGAAACTCATTATTAGCCAGTAGAACGTCCACAATCTGGCTATAGGCCGCTAACACCTTAGTTTTTGTCACTTTAACGAATACTCGCGACTTCTCAGTCTCCAAGAACTGCACATCGGCGCTATATGTACCCCGATAATTCTTGTACGCCTTAATCCAACTGTTCTCATCCGCGTATCTGGCGTCTTCTGCCCTACTGTACTGTTGATTTACGTAATCTGCGAGGGCATTCGTGGTGGAGTCCGCAGAGCCCCCCTCAGAGTCGTCCATGTAGGAACTCTCGTTGGAGTCAATGCCGTGTGCGTCTTGTGCCATGCCTTACCTTTCAGTATCCGAAAACAGAGTCAGAGGGTTTAAAAGAATCAGTAGGGGAAGTAGGTGACCCAAAATCAAATAGGTTCCTATGGACCGGCCTAGATTGGACCCCGTACCGTAGTGCATCGTAAAGATGGTCTTCTGAGTTCGTATTAATATCTTCTGGATTCTTCTTATCCACCGGTAGTATGGGCAATTGCGATATTAAATTGGTGCAATTATTAAATATCTGAAGACCCGGAAGATCTGTGTCCTCATCCACCTGTAGGAGCCTGTGTATCTCGTTCTTACTACTTACCCGGCTTCCCCTGCTCCTATCAGACGGGCGAAATCTGCACCCCTCTAAGTTCATTTGTTCCGCCAAGCTAGGGCCCGTGTCTCCCCTCTTATGCCAACACGAAGAGTCTAAAACAGCGTAGGAGATAGCGCCGTCGTCTTTCTCTATTTCCATAATAGCCCGGCCCAAATTTACGGCCAGCACCTTACTTACGTACAGTTCCCTATATATGACCAAGGTATTGTCTGGGGTCACTGCAAACCATAGAACTGCAGAGTAGGAGCCGTACCCGTAGTCACATGCTCTAAATTTACGCCACCCAGATGGGATCTTATACGGATCAATTACGTGAATACTTCTATCGAACTCCGTGAACGCGGCCCCCTCCGCCACATCCCAACTTCCGTATAGAAGCTGCTTCCTCTGAACTTCTGGAAGCGACAGCAGCATTGTCTCATATTCGCCCGTATTAAAAAGATACGGATTATCTTTCAGGCTGGCAGGAATAAACAAGCGCCTGAAAAGAGGCTTACCTTCTCTGCTGTGCCCCTTCGGGTATTTCAGCACGGTACTGGATTCTATGTCTGTAGCCCAAAAAGGAGCATTGGATGGGCTAGGATCAATGAACATCTTTTTAACCCACGCATGTCCCGGCCCCCCCGGGTTAGTGGTGGCCCGCATATATACGGGGATGTTAGGGTCCGTGGATCTTAGGCGCGATCTAAGATAGTCCCACGGAAACGGCGTCGGATATTGCGTAAGCTCATCAAACCCCACAAACGTAAAACTCTGGCCTTGGTATCGAAGCACATCTTTGTC